AAGTTGTTGCCAACATTTCTATTGACTTATTCACTATAAGCTCTTGGTGCAGGTTAAGCGGTGACGGAGGTGCATCAGTATCGTCAACCAGCTTTTGAGGTACGGCGTGATGTGTTACCACAAGTACGCAGTCTGAAAGAGTTACCGTATCTAAGTATAAAAGGTTTGCCCCAGTAAGGACAACAGTGTCATCTGATAAGACTATATCCATAGCAGTTGTGTCTGCTTGGAATCTAAGGGTTACACGTTGCCAAGAAGTAGTAGGGGTGAATGTTGTACTATAATCGCCCATAGTTACAGTAACCGCTCCTCCGTCCCACGTTGTAGCATACTTTACATAGAATGAAAGTGAGTAATAATTCCCTATCACAAGAGCAGTGATGTCATCAGAGGATAACGTCAGCGTCATAGCATTAGGTGCGGCATCACGAGTGTATAGACCAGCATTACCACTAACACCACCAGCAACCACAGTTCCACCACCACCAACCGCAACCCAATCTGCCATAGTCAACGGGTTTAGCGTTGTGAAGTTTCTGTTCTCTGCGTCTATGATCATCTCGGTTGAAGCTGGTATGGCTATGCCAAAGTTCAGCTTCTCATTACGGATGCTGTATCCGTTGTTCGTGTACAGTTGTGACCATTCACGCCGATTGACATTAGGAAATCTTACAGAGTCACGGTACATATCACGGTTAGGAGCAAGAGGTATCTCCTGACCATCAACCATTACTGTCATCATAGAACCATAGTCATCACCAATATCTTCGGGGTTAGAACCACGAAGGTTATGGAATAAACGAGTGCCGTCCGTCTTAACGCCAACGGTACGCTCGTAGTATCCAGTGTCCTTAGCGATCTCCCCAACGGCACGGTTAATAGCACCATCGTAGAAAATCTTTGGTATCCGTTCGTATGTAGTAGAAGTTGAAGGATTGTCCTGCATCTTAAACTTCAGTATGTCACGAACGTCTTTGAGTGTAGCTTGAATGATTGACATAGGTTGTCCTGTTTAGCTGAGGGGGAGAATTACTCCTCCCCCTATCGCTATTGGTTTTTAGTCGCCAGTGTATGCAACTCTGATGGCAGTTCCGGAAACAACAACATATTCACGCTCATTGCTATCGTCGAATATCTTTATGATTGTGTTCGGAAGCGCGGCAACAAGTGCTGTTACTTCCGTAGCATCAGGTTCTCCAGCAGTATGAGCAAACAGTACGTGCTTACACTTGCTGGTGTCGAGGCTCTCGAAGAACACTGCGCCTTGCAAGCCGTATTTCCCTCTCCAGTCAGTGCCAGAGGTATTGCTTGCATCGTGAACTTTGAACTGCAACCCTTTGTGAGTATTGGTTGCGCTATAAGTGGGCCATGTAGCCATTGTGTAATCCTTTCAGATTAGGTTAAGGACGGGGGTGGTGAATTAGTGACCAGCAATACTGATCCGTAGTGATCGGTAGATGTTGGAGTCTGTGAATGCGTACGTGGCTTGTCAACATCGTCGATACGCATAAGACCCATATCAACCATCCAGTCAACGTAACGAGGATGCGGGGTACGAGGATGCTCGTACTCTTCCATCTTCGGCTCTTCGCCAACAGCAAGACCGATTGCACGGTTGCCCCAAATGATACCGACCTTCAGTGCGTTCTCCTGATCACCGCCGGGAGAGTTTTCTGCATAATACTCAATGCAGTCAGGTGTCTTTCCGGTACGGGTCTGAGCTAAACTTGCGCCTGTTCCGGTAGTGTTACCAAAATACAGAAGATCATCATCATTTGATTCCGCCCCTCCGACCTTATAGGCGTGAACTTCAGGAGCACCAACGATAGTATCAAAGATGGCAAATCCTTCGTAGTAAATCTCAGCACCGGCAATGGACGGATGCTCCTTTGCCTTGCTATTGTATGCTGAATCGCCAAGAGAGATGATACGCTCGTCTTGCTTCAGTTGATACATCTGATCGGAGTGTACAGATACAGCCCAATACGGCTTGCCTTCAACCATTGCAGTCGGTTCAATCTTCTTGCGCTGTAGCGTTGTTTTCGCTTTCAACAGAAGGTCTGAACTGAATGTTTCGTTTGCGGCTGGTACTGCGCCATTGTTGTACAGACCGGTGATGTTCGCTGATCCTACAAGAGCGTTAATAATACTTGCCTTGTATGTTGCCATAGTGTTTGAATACGTGACGTATCCATTACCAGCAACAAGAATATTCGGGTGATAGGAAAGTCCTAATCCTAATCCACCCGGATCGCTTGATGTGAGCATCGAAGAGCGACCTTCGCAGAGAGACCAAATGACTTCTGCTTCAAACATCTTCTGCCACCAACGATTGATCATAATGGTAGCTTCGTTTTCAAGCATTGCATTCTTGGCGAGGCGTTCAATCTGCGAACCGATAAACGACTGATAAGACTTTACAACCTTACCGGTCATAAACTCCTGCAACTTACGAGAGCCAATCTCTTCGTGAGAAGTAGGATCGCCGTCTCCAAGTGCAGAGTAACCACCGCTGATGTCACCGGCTACGGGAACCAAGAGACGGTTAGTTGACTTGAATCCGTTGAACCGGACGATAGGAGAGTTTAATGATGGGAACTTACCGCTATTCGTGTCATAGGTGTACTCGTCTTTCCTGCCAGACGGAACCATTGAGTTGAATGAACTGAAGAACCGTGAGAAGAATGATGCAACCATTGGTTGCAAGAGGCACTTAAGAGCTACCTCGTCTGGGGTTAAAAAACCACCAGTTACTTCGTGTATTCCGGGATTATGTGAGGACATAAATTATCCTTATCTGTGTAAGTTTTTCCTGATTTCTGCCTCCACCGAGTCATAGTTATTACCCGGCTTTGGAGGATTAGCTGGCGGATTACCGCCCCCTTTGGGAAGTGTTGTGACAGGCTTCCTTTCAGCACCAACAGGAACGACCTTTACTTGACCTGTCTGTATCTGATAGATCGTATAGAAGTCAGCGTGACTAAGCCGTTTTTTCTCGAAGTGCTTATCGAGTGCGGATAGATCGGCTTTCGGATTAGATGACACAAATGCCTCTCTATCACTGTTCCATTGTACGGCTTCGTCTGTTAGTTCCGGTTCGGGCTTCTTTCTTGCGGCTTCACGCTCGTCTAAGAGTGCCGTTGTATAGGCATCCCTTAGCTCTTTGGTTTCGCCACTTTCGACTATCTCATCCCAAAGCAGATTGCTCTGCTTGGGTTTTTCTGCGTCGATTTGAGCGAGCCTCTTGCGTATATCTGCATTTTCCTGTTGTGACTTTGTTAGTGCGGCTTGCGTATCCTTGAATCGCTTTTCAGTCTTAGCGGAAGATTCGGCAAGGAGTGCTTCTAACTGTGGCTTAGTGAGTACGACATCCTCTGCTTCTGTTTCTTCTACTACTTCTTCGGGGTTGTCAACTCCCTCATCAGGCTGTAATACCTGTCCTTCTTCTTCGTCTGGCATTGTGCTTCCTTTGGTTCTTGATCCGGTGGTAATTACCGAGTCGGCTTTGGGAACCCTTTCACTCTCATCAGGGGTCGTTAGTTGTCAGGAGTCCTATACGGGGTTGAAACCGCACGAGAGTCCCGTGAGAAGTTCTATATATCTAAGGTGCTACAGGAGGTTGCCCTGTATCGCCTTGTGGTGGCTGTTGAATCTGTTGTTCGCTTGGCGTTCCGGGTTGCTGTGGCTGTCCACCTTCTTGACCCGGAACTTGAGGCATTTGGCTAAGACCATACATACGCTCGATAAGCATATCAAACTTAGTCGCTATAGCTTCTGCATTAGGCAATGACATAAGTCTTACAATCTCAGGGGCAAGTACAGCCTTAAACTCATCAGGTAGAGACTTAACGCTCTCGCTGAAGCCAGCGAACTCGTCTTGACGTTGTGACTTAGTCATTGGAGTCTCTTCAATGGTAACGTCATACTTAGCATAGGTGCGCTTCTGTATAAGCTCCCAAACATTAGGCTCACGCTCTATGATCTTGTTCCACCTTTTTTCTCCAAGTATCTCAATAACATCTTCCTTGTCATATACATCAGGTATCATTTCAAGGATAATCTTGCCCTTCATACGCTGGCACAGTATCCAGTTCTTCATTATCATTGCTATTGCAGTACTGCCTTGTAATATCTTGAGGCTGTACAGCTTACCACTTTCTCCGCTTCCTTCAGTCATCCCCCTGCTTGCTGGCGGAATAAGACCTAAGTCGATCCAATCCTTGTCGTTTAACGCTTGAGATTGATATAGTCCACCGGGTATCTGCATTTCTACGGGAACAGGAGCACCAACATCGGAAAGTGTTATACCCTTATATCCGGGTGTTGATCCGTGCTCTATCATATCCTCTCTAAGTGCTTCGTCCCCCTTACGGAATAGAAGAGCACCATTAGCACCTTTGGCAAGTATCTCCGCCATAATACTACGGCTTATATTAAGCTCTTCCTGTATCCCGATCAAATCTTCAACGTATCCCTGCGAGTCTATGATTTTAAGACCAAGATTCATTGGGGTAAATACGCTTGTGGGGAAATACTTATATCCATAATCCTTTTCATCAAGTAACTTATCTGCGTATGGGTAGTAGTGTGCGACCGTGATCTTAGGAAGTTTTGCCGTCTTTGGAATCCATCTGCCATCGTTAAGTTCTGGTTCAATGGTAGTGTATGTCCCGTCGTATTCGTGTACCCATATATCGGTATCAACGATGCGAACATACCAGTTTTCCATAACCTTGTACATTCCGTGCTGATACACGGAAATCTTATCTATCGGTGTACTGTCACGCAAGAGAGACTTAAACCTTCCAATGATACCCTTCCAGAATCCATTAAACTCATTTACGCTGAAATCTTCTTTAGACAGTAGCTTTGATCCATCTAAGTCCTTCTCCTTCCCCCACTCGTCCATTATCTCATCACTACTCATCCATATTTCACGTTGCATCCCCTTCCAGTCCTTCTGCATTATGTTACGTGCATTGGGGTCTAAGTAGATTTCCGTGTTGTTCTGACAGTCTATGTCAAACGAACGCTTATCTGTTATAGGGTCAACCTTAATGCGTATAAAGTAGAACCCTGTCCCGCCGATAATGCCATCCGCTTCAACGAGCGTATTGATGTAGTCAGCGTCCTCGTTGTATAAAACGTGTGACAATATACCCGTAAGCACTTCAGCAACAGCATCATCTTCTGCGCCAACACGCTCTACCTTTAGGGTAATCTCGTTCTGTAGCATTAGCCCAAGCATCTGACGCACAAGTGGGCCAATCTTGTTTATAGTTATGCAGGGACGAAACTCTCCCGCAAGCCTTCTGCGGTCATCGTCACTCCATTGACCATCAGGGCGAACCATAGAATTGTTCTTCGCAACCTGATCGTTCCGGTCTGTCCACTCGTTATAGTGGTGGAAGTATAAGCCAACTATACGATCAATCGTATCTTGTCTTAGTTCTTCTTTAGTTTTGGTAGTTTCTGTCCTGACCAATATCCGCTCGTGTGTGGGTTGCGATTAGCGGACTTAAAGCGATAACCTCTGCTTAATCGTTCGCTAAAGATTTGTTTTTCTACTACCGTCGGGGGATCGTCACGCTTGTCTCCTTCAAGACATAGGGCATCTGACATTACACAATCGTCGTGACTGCCCTGTTTCGCGCCAATCTTACCGTTGGAATAGCTTGTGAAGTTCTGGTGTTCTTTTACTACAATCAGACTTTGAAATCCTGTCTTGTCTATGAAGGCATTGTCAACATAGCTATCACGAATCATTATCTGAGAACGAAGCAATAATGCTTTCTTTGTACTGTCACCCTGACCGCCTGTCGTTCTCCATCCGATGTCATGCTCTTTAGTCTGTATTGTGATTGAGCTCGGATACTGCTCTTGGCTGTATAGCCTGTCAAGCGGTATCTTATACAAGTTGCATAGACGTATTGATTCCTTAACAGTGCTTAGACCAATGCCGTTCTTCTCAATCACTTCTAATGGGTAACTATAATGCCACTGTCCATCTTTAACTATAATCTCTACACGGTAGTAGATCATTAGTTGAACCCCAAGTAACGCAAGTTTATCAGCGGCAAGTTTGTTACGACTAATTGCTACTTGCTTGCCTGTTACTCTATCACGAACAGTAATAACAGACCAGTCCGTATCGTTACTTGTTGACTTCTTGTTCGTTCCTGCTATAAGACTCTTATCAATGCCTTCTGAAGTGTCAATACCAATACAATAACGCCGTTCTGTCCTATCGTTAAGTATTGGGTGTGCGTATATTTCAACCGCCTGACACTCTGGCTTGTATCCACCAGCAATTACGTCACTGTCAAGTTCAAATACAACGTCGCTATCTTCTGTAAAGCTAAGTATGCCACGCTCCGCATTCGGCGGATTAGCGGCAAGGTTGTTATAGATTCTACTAAGTGCTTCTTGTGAGAAGTACGGTGAGCCTGTTGACAAGAACGCCTCTTCCCAAGAACAAGGATACTCTTGGTGGAAAACATTTACATCGCCACCACAGTAATCAGAGATCATCATCCTACGCCAGCGCATTTGATTCTCTGTCAAGCTAAATGACGTTGCTATCTGCCGTTCTTCTGCGCTGTACTGCAAAGCATCGTCATATTCAAACGGTGCTAAAGTGTATTCCGGGTTATCAAACCACGCTAAGAAGATCGGCGTGTAGTTATTCTTCCCTGTTATAGCATCAATCCATAGCGAGTGAAATGCGTTACCAACGCCGTTTGCTGTTGACTCGTTAAATACGAAAGCATCCTTAGAAAGGGCTTGCATAACCGATGTCATACCAATCTTATCACTCTTCCAGAACGCAAGCTCTGAAATATGGATAGCCTGTTTAGTGAACGATCTTGTACTGTTCGGGCTACCTGCTGTGAATAACTGCACACTGCTCTTGATACCACTGAACTTCAACATATTCTTGTTCTTGGTGTCAGGAATAGGCTTATACGGAGAACTATAGTAATTCGTGTACGTCAGGAACATTTCGTAAAGGTTCTGCGTAGCACCATCTTCGTGTGTTATAACTCCGGCTTTGTATCCCTTGCTTGTGATGACGAGCCAGAAGAGTATCGCTTCTATAAGTGTGCTAATGCCTTCTTGACGGGCTTTAAGTATGATAAACTTAGAAACCTTGCCTGCCATAAGCGCATCAATGATAATATCTAATACTACTTTCTGTGGTCTATTCAGTGCGAACGGTACTGGTGCTCCACCCCGCTTGAGTACGATGCTTAGGTATCGTTCACAGAACTCAGGGAAGTGTTCCCACATTTGGTATCGTTCGTACCATTCTTCTTCGTTATATTCTTTCCACTTGCTCATAGGTAGTTTTGGGGGTGCGTAACGCTCTTTTATGCTTTTTGCTTGTGTAGCGTATTGCACCCCCCGTACTTTATCACTTTTATTCTAATCGAGCACCGGCTGAAAATGCCGTATAAGTTGCACTCGCAGTCATGCGTCCTTCTGTTCCAGCACCAGCAGAGCGTAACAATATCTCTGCACCATCGGGTATAAATAACTCAATGTCAGGTGCAGATCCAAACGCACCGGGTAGAATTACTGTAGTCGAGGTGCCTGAGGTAGCTGAAGCAACAACGAATACCGTGTTAGCGTCAACCAATGCCCCATTAGCCTCAATTCCCTCATCAAGGTCTGCAATCGCAGGAGTTCCTCTTACGGTGAACCATATTGAATCCGTGGCGGAATTAAACTGTGTAGCGACTTTCCACGATAGATTATGGATTATAATGTCGCCAACTGCGGTGAATGCCACAAGGGAGTCAACGGCGGCAGTAACAGCTAAATCTTCAATGGTAATGCGCCTAAAGCCATTTAGCAACAAGGTATCAGCGATTATCTCAACTACGGTTATCTGTGCCGATATATTGTCAATATCAGTCGCTGTAGGGAGTGCGTCAATATCGGTACTGTCAGCAACACGAACTAATTGCAACGCCGCTGAAGTAGCCTTTAGGTCGAGAGTAGTAGTATGCGCCGACAGGGTATCAAAGACGATTGCAAGACTGTCTTTGGTTGTTACAAGATCAGCCTTGATAGTGGTTTGGGAATTGATTATCCCTGTCTGTACTGGGCTCGGTAGTCCTTGAGCAAACGCCATTCCGGCAATCAGCACTAAGACGATGATTAAATACTTTTTCATTTTAGTCTCCTTACGCCGCAGCGATAGTTGCACCATCGGCATTACGCACGAAGGTCATATGAACTGCGAGCGATCCCGCACCAGATAATGCCGCTGTACCAGCCTGAAGATACAGTATCTTGCCAGTAGCAACGCTGTAGCCAATATCAGACGCTACAAATCCTGTAGTACCAGTACCTAAGTCAGTAGCATCAAGAGTAGCTCCAGTTGCAACGAGCATTTCAGTAAGCGGCGTGGTTGCATCATTTGAACGAACATACACACCAGATGTAGCACCACCACAAATCGTGTTGTCATTCTGTAAAGCAATCCGCTTCAGCACTACGTTACCAGAAGCCGCACCAGTAATTGCAAGTCCTGTTCCGGTATGAATCACAGTTGTCTTAGTGATTATCTTGGTGATGGTGAACTCTGTACCTGCTCCAGTGTTACTTGAAGCATCAAGCATAGCAGAGAACTCATCAGTGCAGATCATAACCAAGTCGGCTGATGCCCAACCTGTGGTACAAGCCGCTGTAGTTACTTGTCCTGAAGTTGTGCTTGCTGTAATGTCAAGCTCAACCCCATTATTTGCCGCAGTGTTACAATCAACGCCACGAACCTTCCATCCGGTAGCAAAGAAGTTAGTACCAAACTTTCCTTCTTTGTCTTTCGTATTGGCTTTCAAAGCCTCTACGATTACAACCGTAGTGGAAGTTACAACGGATGTGATGCGAACAAGAAACGCAGGAGGCAAAACCCCCATTAGATTTCCGCCGCTTAGTTGTCCAACCTTCCATCCGCTATGAATCAACTCTTCTGATGCCATACTACCTTTCCCCGCGCCTCTTATGCGCGGTTTGTTTTAATTTTGCCTTCTGCTTTGGTTTCGCAGGTGGCGTTTCTTTTTGTATCCTGTTGTCATTCGGGATACCGTTTGTTCCCTTAACGGGAATACCGTTTCGTGTTTTCATCTATCCACCTTGTGTTACTTCTTAATGATCACATCCTTTAGGTTAAAGGGGGGAGAGTGGGCAGGTAGTGTGCTACGCGTACAGGTGTCGGCAACAGGGGGGAGGTGCTGTTTCCGAAGTTTGCCTACCCACTCCGATATATGATAACAAAAAAACGCCGAATAGCACCCTTTCAGATGATACTCGGCGTTCTCTTTGAACTTACCGCTTGTACTGCCTATGTTATAACTTTATGCCTCTTCGTATGGTACTCAATGTGGATAGAATCACCCTTCTGATTGATTCCTATCGTAATTGGAATACCGCTACTGTGAGAAGATACGAGTAGTTTACCTATTTCTGCAAGTGCTTTTGATACTTTTTTTTCATATTCTAAAAATACTTTCACTTTTTGACCGTTCTTTTAAGTCTATCAATGACCCCACCGTTCTTTTGGTGTACCCGCTCTATAACTTCCTCGTATTTTGTCGGAGCCTGTCCAGCTTGCTTATCAGCTATCTTGTGCTGATTCCCGGTCGGTGTGACGTGCTTTGCTATAGCTATTGCGGTAGTGAGTGCGACGCTAAACTCAGGGGTTACTTGTCGCTTTGTAACTTCAACGTCACCATCACGGTTTGCCTTAGTGAAAACATCAACAGGAGCACCCATCTGTAACGCCTGATCTATAATATCCATAGCCCCAAGACGACCTTCGTCTGCATCGCCTATGATTCTCTTAGACATAGCGACGTTATGCCCCCAAGCAAGGTCACGGGACTCTGCAATATCTATATCAACACGTGCTATAGCCACATCAGACACAGGTATCATCTTCGCCCCCTTCTCTGCCTTAGCTTCATCTGCGATAACTTTAAGCGGAGCAACAGCATCGAATACTTCACCAGCCACAACATACGGAGCTTCGGCAACGAAGTCATCATTTGTCATCAGCTGTCTGATTTTTTTGTCACTTGTGGCGTGTTTTCCCCGCCTGAGTGAGCCAGATGAGGATTCCTTGCTCGGAATATCCTTTCTTTGTGCTGGTTTAGCTCGTTTTCCCGCTCTGTTCTTTGGTTTTGTATCCAATTATCGTTCCTTTTATCGACCATAGCCTTCTGTTTAGCCTTTGCGGCACGGACAGACTCTCGCACGCCCCCGATTTCGTCAGCTATTCGCTTACCCATTTCCGCGCAACGCGCCTTTGAGAAACTTGGCTTGAAGTGAATAGTGACGTAATCAGGGTAATAGTGCTTTTGTAGCTTACCGTTCTCGTTAAAACCTTCAAAGTAGCGCATATCGCTTGTGTATTCTGCCTCAAACGTCCCCATATCCTTGAATTTTACCACGTTTCCGTTTGCAATAGCCTCAACTATAGCAGTAGGAAGCAGGGATAGAACAAGTTTAACAGATAGGATAGGCAGTGCAGAACCTTGTGGTTTAGCTTTCTTGTAGATATTGCAGATCAAAGCCGCTACATCGTTGATTCCGAACGTACCGCCATCGCTAACCTTAACCCTCTTATCAGCGACATACACGTATTTTGCCTTAACCCTACGTATGTAATACGCCGTACCACGACTATTGACGGGGCTTACTTCCCAACCATCAGCCATATCTTGGTTCTTCTGACGCTTTAGGTTATATGCCATCTACGCTATCCAGAATGTCCTTGGCGATCCTGCCCATAATGACTCTATTACGTGCGAGGCTGTCTGCGATGATGTCATTCATTTCCTTAATGTCATCTGGAGTAGTTACGTGGAATGTAACGTAGTAATCATTACTATCGTCATCGCCCCACGTCGGTATACCGCTCGTTGTCGTTGACTGCAATAGCTCTATCTCTTCCCCTGCGTAGCGGTGCTTAGGCATCCCCGGCCTCCGCCATCTGTTCCGCCACACTGTCAAGGTTCGCATTGATCAAGTCAGCAAAGTACTTGCTTAACCCTTGTGACCTGTAGTACTTGACAACCAAGATGAACACCCCAAACCAAGCAAAGAACAGGGCAACAAGGATGATGATAAGGACGGTGACCGATAGCATTACTTCCCCTCCCTGTTCACTCCAACGCTACCAATAACCATCCAAGCATTGCCCCCGCACCTGCACTCGCCAAGTTTATGTGGAAACTCGTCAACAATATACGAGTGATGGCAATATCCACATTTGACAACTATCCCGACAGAAGGCTTCGGAGGACTGTACGGAACGAACTCAGCCACTAACTTCACCCTTGTATCTTTCGGTGCTTGCTTGGGCTCCTGCTCTGCGCTGTCAATCGCTACAATGGTTGGTGGACGTTGCCCTAACGCCTCTACCTTCTCTTCTAATATACCAATGCGGACATAGTTGTCGTCGTCCGCACCGCCTAACCAGGCAACGGCTTGCTTACTGCTGATCATAGCTTGATCAAGTTTCTTTTCCAGCTTGTCAACCCTGTCCAGTAATTGACGAGTTGTGCCTAACATAACATCAACTCCAGCCTCAAGGTACGGTATAAGATGTTCGCGTTTATTCTGAGTGGAAGGATCAAGTAAATCCGCAATATGTATCCCATACTCCTTCTGGCACTTAGGACAGATGCCAAATACCTTTCCCTTAACGCCATCCTTGTTCTTGATGATCCAGCCCTTGCTGTTCACTATCGAACGATCAAGACTGTGCTCACAAAACATACAAAATAGTGACTTCACTTTACTTCCCCTGTGTTTTTTATCCCCCATATACTGTGCGGATGGTCGAGGACTCGAACCCCGATGCCCTTGCGGACGGCAGTTTAGCGAACTGCTGCAATACCATTATGCGAACCATCCTGTGCGGCGGATGAGGGACTCGAACCCCCAAGAGTAATTAGCTCGGTAGTTTTCAGGACTACTGCCTTGCGCAATTAGGCTAACCCGCCATATATCTTTCTGTCCCCTTTTATGGACGTACAACCAATAAACCGGTTGATGTCTAATTGAAACAAACCATACTCTACCACACAACAACTAATACCAAAAACACAAAAACCTCCGTAGGCTGTTTAGCCCCCGTCACACTCACCACAATCACCGCCGGCAAGAAACCTTAAACTTCCGACTCCGCAAACTGACGTGGTACTACTATGATGATTGAGCCAACCTTTGGTTATGGTTTTTGTCCGTATATGCCTGATCCTCATTAGTCCCTATACCGGGCTCCGCGTCGGTAACTTGCTCGGTGCACTGCGTAAATGCCCCTTTATTGCAACGGTCGTAATGTCGGTCGTGCTTCGTGACGGTATATAGTCAAGCAAACTATACCCAAGCCGTACCAGAAACGCCCTGCCTCTTGGCATATCTTTTCCTACTCAACTGACTCAATAAAGATATACGAACACATAACAAAAACGTTTGGCAACCCAAAACTATTATTTTTTCATATCCCAAATTACTTCGCCAGAGAGTACGAGTACTTAACGAATGGCGGTCGCCCGGTTTCAATTTAAGTACCCGTCATATAACCCCCCCCTATCGCAATCGGCTGTCAATAGCTACCGTAACTGGTTTCACACGTGCAAGTTAATTGATGTTATCTTGCACCACTGTCACGCCGACCGTATATCGCAAAGCATGTAGCATCCTACAGAGTATCATCCTACATAGTGTCAAGCTGTGTAACTCGAAAACCGTGCAATAGGTTGCCAGCACTACGCTTCCTTGCTCCATCAGTTCTTGGTAATACAAAGTAATACGTAGGTAATACAAAGTAATACCGTATCTTTCTATCTGGTTGCTTGTATGTATGGCTATATATGAACGTGTGCGAAGTGCAAGATAGCGGTGTTTATTTAGTTATCGGGCAAATAGTGCAAGAAAGACTTGCTATTGATAAGTGAATGTATTATCTTAACTATTGCAAGTCGTCACGGTGACGGCATCACAACAAACAAGGAGTAAATTATGAAAACAGCATTATTAGTATTATCGGCTATGGTTATGTTCTGCGGATCCTTACATGCGGAAACAGTAACCATAAGAAAAAAGGCGTTACCGTCACGTATAATCAATATCAATACTGAGTGCGCTGATAGTTTGGCGATGTTGCCGGGCATTGGCGTGGTAAAGTCGGGGGCTATTGTAGACTATCGCCATGAGAACGGATACTTTTTAAGCATTGATGATATTATGCTTGTCAAGGGGATCAAGTCGGGGACATTCGCCAAGATAGAAGCATACATCACAACGGAAGTAGAGCCAAAGCAATAACCGAGCGAAACCGGAGCGATCCGGTCTATGTGCCGAGAGCACATACTGAAGAGCTACACAACAAACAAACGGAGTACAGTATGAAAACAGGAAAAATTCGCCACAAGCTCGTAACGCAAACGCTCGTCTCTCTTTTATCGGGTTCAGGATTCCGCACTATATCAGCGAGCGACGGTAAGACAATAGTGACCGCAACACTTCGCAACGGCGTGCGCCGGTGTAAGGTCGCAACTGTAACCATAATACCGGTGGTCTTAGACGGTTCAAACTCTCTGATCGGGTTGCCGACTGGCTGGTATTACTGCAATTCCTAAACCGAGCGAAACCGGGTTCGCCCGGTCTTACTGAACTGGCAGACAGTAACTGATGAGCGAGCCAATAACAAACAACAAACAAGCGGAGTAAAGTATGAATCAGCAAGAGCAATCGTTACAAACCCTTAAGCGACTCAAGCGGGATATTGACAGAACGACGGAAACTCTCAAGATACGATGGGATCTTAAAGGGGCTTATGAGAACTTTGGACAAAGAGAGGTACAACGGCTTAAAGATAAGT